GGCCGATGCCTTGGCTCTGCTGGGTTGGGCACAGGATCACCGCATGGGAGGTGCGCCATGAAGTGGCATCCACGAGAGTTTGGCGGTACACGTCGCAATCCCGATCAGGTCAAAAAGGATGGCTGGCAAGACCAGGGCATGTTGGCCGTGTCGGTTGAAGATGACCGGCTGACCTGGCCGGAGAAAGAACTAATCCGCCAACTGGGTGAGAAGCTCTATGGCAAGCGAAAGGAAGAAGCACATGGGCAATAATCACTGGACGGCACCGCTGGTGGAAGAACGCTTGGTTGAGGCCGCTGGTGTCTTGAAGCGGCTGCCTGAAGAAAGGGTGCAGGGGTATTTCTCAGCATGGCCAGATGTGGTCCATGATCTCAATGAGTCCTTTGGTTGGCATGATCCGGTGTTGCGCAGGCCTTGGCCCTCGCCGGGCTCCATTGACCGCATGGATGAGACAATGCAGTGGTTGCAGTGGTTAGATCCTGATGTGGCGAAGATCTGTTGGTTCAGAGCGGCAGGAAAACGGTGGAAAACCATCTGTTGGAAAGTCGGATTGCAACGAACAGCGGTCAACCAACGCTATCTTTTTGGTCATTGTGTCATAGCCTGGAGGCTTAACGGTCATAGGCTGCCAAGTAATCGTTCGCGCCGTGACGTGATTGCGATGGTCCAATCGGCGAAGCCGTAAGTAGTGGATAAAAAGGTGTTCGGCGAACACTTTTCGCGCGGACAAAACCGGCTAAAAGGGGTATGTTTTTAGCTAACCTCAGGAGAGTTGGGCACGGGCGTTATTGCAGCACTGGACCGCTTTTCCTTGGAGGCATTTAATTTGTTATTTGAAGGTTTGTTTTGATCATGCCAATTGGGTTGTCCCGTTCAATTTTGACGTTTGCACTGGCTGTCACTGTGGTGGCTGTTGCGTCGATCAGTGCCAAGGCTGACGTTGTTGGTCCGGCCAGGGTCGTTGACGGGGACACGCTAGAAATCACCGGCACAAAGATCCGGATGCATGGCATCGATGCGCCTGAGAGCAAGCAAAGCTGTCTGGCAAATGGCAAAACCTATCGATGTGGTATGAAGGCTACGGAAGCTCTGAGCCAATTGATCGGTTCTTCCTCGGTTCGCTGTGAGGAGAAGGATCAGGATCGCTACGGTCGTGTGGTCGCAGAGTGTTTTGTTGGTCAGGTTAATCTCAATGCATCTCTTGTCAGCCAAGGCTGGGCGTTGGCCTACCGTCGTTATTCGATGGATTACGTTGGCGAGGAGACAGATGCTAACACCAAAAAACATGGGCTTTGGGCGGGAACGTTCACAGCTCCTTGGGATTGGCGTAGAGGCAAGAGGCTTGCCGCCTTTCAACAACCGTCCACGTCTGTGAATGGCTGTGCGATCAAAGGCAACGTCAGCAGCAAAGGCTCAAAGATATTCCATGTGCCTGGCGGACGTTATTACGAACAAACACGCATTGACGAGGCCAAGGGCGAACGCTGGTTCTGCTCTGAAGCTGAGGCGAAAGTTGCTGGTTGGCGGCGATCAAAGCAATAAATGGGTCCTTCCTGGCCGATTTCCTATGCTGGGGGGCTCAGTCCGACAGTTTCCCAGTGACGTCCTGAAAAACACCATTTCGTTTCGTTTCAAATATCGCCCGAACCTGCTGAATCGCGGGCAGGAAGTGGCTTGAGCTGATTTTAGAAAAGTTGGTGGAAACGAAATGGAACGCTGGGTCGTTTCGTTCCAAAGCGAAATGCGCTCCAAATTGATTAACTTTTGAAGAGAACACATTGAACGCTCAAATCATCAACATCGGTGACAAGGTCGAGATGATCGCCACTGGCGAACTCTCCTGCCACCCGGATAATCCGCGCCGGGGAAACGTCGATGAAATCAGGTCCAGCATTCGGAGCAATGGATTTTACGGAGCGCTGGTCGTTCACAGATCAACGGGTCACATCCTTGCGGGCAACCACCGTTTCATGGCGGCCCAAGCGGAAGGGTTGGACAAGGTCCCGGTCATCTACGTGGATGCCAGCGATGATGATGCCAAAGCCATTCTGGTCGGAGACAACCGCCTTTCGGATTTAGCGGAAAATGATCCGGAACTTCTCGTCGCCTTGTTGCAAGCCATTCAATCTCGCGAACAAGGCCTGACCGGAACCGGTTATTCTGATGACGACCTTGCTGCACTATTGGCAGCCGGTATGGATGATGGAGAGGCGCTGGAGGGGGAAGACGATGTTCCCGATACGCCGGAAGATCCAATTTCCCGCCCCGGTGATTTGTGGGTTCTTGGTAACCACCGTTTAATTTGCGGTGATGCGACAATTGCCACCGACGTGGAGCGATTACTGGAAACGGTCAAACCGCTCCTCATGGTCACAGACCCGCCTTACGGTGTCGAATATGACCCGTCATGGCGCAACAAGGCTGGTGCTGCGGGAACCAAGAGAACTGGTAAAGTTTTAAACGATGATCGTGCCGATTGGCGTGAAGCCTGGGCTTTGTTCCCGGGTGACGTTGCGTATGTCTGGCACGGTGCATTGCATGCGGCGACTGTCGCTGAGAGCCTTGAGGAATCGGGCTTTAAAGTCCGCTCGCAGATCATCTGGGCCAAGGAAAGATTGGTTTTGAGTCGTGGTGATTACCACTGGCAACATGAACCCTGCTGGTATGCGGTCAAAAAAACAGGCAAGGGTCACTGGGCTGGTGATCGTAAGCAGACAACGCTCTGGCAGATATCCAGCCGGGATCAGGACGCAAAAACTGTTCATGGAACCCAAAAACCTGTCGAATGTATGCGCCGCCCCATTTTAAACAATTCAAGTCCCGGTCAAGCTGTCTACGAACCCTTCATGGGATCTGGCACCACGTTGATCGCCGCTGAAAGTACGGGTCGCGTTTGCTATGGCTCTGAACTGAGCCCGGCCTATGTGGACGTGGCAGTTTTACGTTGGCAAAAAATTACAGGAGGAAAAGCAATGCTGAATGGCGATGGCCGTTCGTTTGATGAGATCAAGGAAGGGAAGGCCGCAGCATGAGACAGTCAAGACGGATGTCATTATTGGAATCATTGATCAATGTGGCCGTTGGATACGGCGTCGCCGTATTAGCCCAGGTTATGATTTTTCCCCTGTTCGGCCTTGAGGTTGCGCTGTCTGACAATCTTGCTATCGGCGCGATCTTCACAGCCATATCGATTGTGCGCAGCTATACCCTGCGCCGGGTGTTTGAAGAAATTCGGGTTCGCAGGGTCTGGGCCTGACATTAAGCCCGGTCACATCATTATATGTCTGACAATACCCAGCCCATCTCGGTGATTACGAGCTTGCTCGACCTATCCGAAAGACGGGTGCAACAGCTATCGCGGGCAGGGGTTATTCCGAAAGCAGCGCGAGGCCGGTACGAGCTGATTGGATCGGTCCGTGGCTACATTCGACATTTGCGCGACATCAATATTAAAAGCGAGACGGGGACCGTTGATTACGGCACCGAGCGCGCAAGGTTGGTTAAAGCCAAGGCTGATTTAGCCGAAATGGAAGCCTCACAAATGCGGGGAGACCTGCTTCTCGCACCTGACGTAACGGCGGCCTGGACGGAGATCGTGGCGCTGATGCGAGCGCGGCTGCTGGTGCTGCCTGATAAAATCGCGCCGGTGGTTCATGAAACGACAAGCCTCAACGAAACAAGGGACGTCCTCAAAAAGGCGGTCTACGAAATCCTCACGGAAATCGCCGCCACAGACGTTGAAATCTTGCCTCACACTGATGGGAACACCAGCGTTGAGGAAGGCGGTGAAAAACGCCTGCAAAGTGGCGGCACCACCGCCGGACCTGACGATCAGCCAGTGGGCGGATCAAAATCGTAGACTGAGCTCTGAAGCGAGTGCCGAGCCCGGTCAATGGATGACGGATCGCGCTGAATATCAGCGCGGCATCATGGAAGCTATTTCTGATCCCTCGGTGGAAACCGTGGTGGTCAAGACATCTGCACAGGTCGGTAAAACCGAGTGCATCCTAAATGCGGTTGGCTATTACGTTGATCAGGATCCATCGCCGATCATGGTGGTGATGCCGACGGAACGAGACGCAGAGACATGGTCAAAGGACCGTTTTGCCCCAATGGCGCGCGATACGCCGTGCCTGCGCGGCAAACTGTCTGATCCTAAATCGCGGGATGGATCGAACAAGATCCTGCATAAGAAATTTGGTGGCGGTCACCTGACTATCGTCGGTGCCAATGCACCATCGGGTTTGGCCATGCGCCCGATCCGCATTTTGCTTTGTGATGAGGTGGATCGGTATCCGGCCAGCGCTGGTGCCGAAGGTGACCCGGTCAATTTGGCCAAAAAAAGAACCGTCACCTTCTGGAACAGAAAGATGGTTATGGTCTCGACCCCGACCATCAAAGGAGTGAGCCGAATTGATGCGGCCTGGGAAGAAAGTGACAAACGCCGGTATTGGGTGCCGTGCCCCGATTGTGGGGAACATCAGATCCTGCGCTGGGAGCAAGTCCGCTGGGATAAAGACGCGACAGGAAAACATCTGCCCGAGAGCGCCCATTATGTTTGCGAACAATGCGGCACACTTTGGAAAGACGCCAAACGCGGTGGGGCCATCCGTCTCGGCGAATGGAGAGCGGAAAAACCTTTTGCCAAGATTGCCGGGTTTCATCTGAACGAGATTTACTCACCATGGGTCAAGCTGGAAGAGATGGTTCGCACCTTTCTTTCCGCCAAGGAACACGGTGAGGAAGCCATGAAGACATTTATCAACACGTCGTTGGGGGAAGTCTTCGAAATCCGGGGCGAGGCTCCGGAATGGGAGCGCATTTACAATCGCCGTGAGGAATATCCTATCGGCGTGGTGCCGGAAGGTGGGCTGTTTTTGACAGCTGGTGCCGATGTGCAGCGTGATCGCATTGAGGTCGAGGTGATTGCCTGGGGCCGTAAACGGGAAAGCTGGTCGTTAGATTACCGGGTTCTCCATGGTGATACGGCCAAGACGGGTGTTTGGAACAAATTGAGCGCCATGCTGGAAGAACGGTTTCCCCATACGGAAACCGGCGCTGGCATGATGATTGATCGTATGGCCGTTGATTCTGGCTATGCCACCCAGCAAGTTTATGCCTGGTCGCGGACGGCTCCATTGGGGCGCGTCATGCCCATCAAGGGCGTTGATAAAAGCCGTTTCCCCATACAGGGGCCCAGTGATGTCGAAGTAAAGATCGGCAAGCGAAAACGCAAACGTGGAGCCAAGCTGTGGACGGTCTGTGGACCGGTGTTTAAAGCAGAGCTCTATGGTGATCTGCGTAAGGACCCGCCTGAAGAGGAAGAAGAGTTTCCGCCGGGATACTGCCATTTTCCACAGTATGACCCGGAATATTTTAAGCAATTGACCGCCGAGCAGGCTGTCACCCGGGTCAAGAAAAACGGGTTTGCTGTTATCGAATGGCAAAAAACCCGTGAGCGTAACGAGGCGCTGGATTGTCGGGTCTATGCCCGAGCTGCTGCTGAATATGATCTGGTGCGTCTAACCGAGCGTGTTGCCCGTAACAAGGAACGAAAGCTCGAGGAAAACGCCAAGGAAAATAACAAGGACGGCTTGGCCAAAACGAAACGATCTCTGTCCTTGCCGGAGACGGAAGCCGACACATCATCGCGTTGGGCAGATCCTATTTTGTCCGATGATCCCTGGCTCTAAACAGGCTTTAGATAATGACTGAATTAACAACATTGGAAACCCGGCTTACGGAAGCCGAGGCTGCTCTGCATGTGCTTGCCACGGGCGGTCAACGCCAAGTCGTCGATATCGGCACCGGAGGCCGCGTTGCCTATACGGCGGCCAATGTTGCTGAGATGCGACTTTATATCGCCGGTCTCAAAAACCAGATCGCCAAACTTAAGGGTCTGTCCAAGCGGGCTCCTATCTACGTGGAATTTTAAATGCTCCAACGATTGCGTTCCTTCATCTCGCGGCCAAAGGCTCATGCGGGAGCCCATCATGGTGCCTCGACCACGGACCGGGAGACTGCCTCCTGGCTGCCATCATTTGGATCGGCGGATGCGGACCTGCTGGATGATTTGCCCATGCTGCGGGCGCGCAATCGTGATTTGGCAATTAATAATGGCATTGCTTCGGGTGCAATCCAAACCATCACCGACAATGTGGTCGGCACGGGATTTAGATTATCGGCCAAGCCGGATTATCGGGCGCTGGGTCGTGACAAAGTTTGGGCTGACGAATGGAGCAACCAGATTGAAGCCCTGTGGCGAACCTGGGCGGATGGAACCGATTGTGATGCCGGGCGAACGTTGAATTTTGCCGGTCTCACCCAGTTGGTGTTCCGTTCTGGATTGTTGAACGGTGAAGCCATGGCTCTTCCCTTGTGGTTGCCTGGTGACGGACCGTTCGCTACCCGCATTCAGATAATTGAGGCCGACCGACTGTCAACGCCACCGCATAAAAGTGATGGCAAAGGAATGCGCGCCGGTATCGAAGTTAATGCCTACGGTGCGCCGCAGGCTTATTGGATCAAGAAAACCCATCCTGGTGATCATTTTGCCTGGGCGGCCACTGCCGAAGATTGGCAGCGCGTGCCTGCCTTTACGCGGTGGGGTCGCCATCGGGTTATTCATGTCCATGATAAGGAACGTACCGGACAGACCCGGGGAAAGCCTCTGTTCTCTGCAGTGATGAAGCAGTTTCGCATGCTGGATAAATACCAAAGCAGCGAACTGCAGGCTGCTGTTATTAACGCCATGATTGCGGCCTTCATTGAAACGCCCATGGATCAGGACAGCATTGTCGAGATGTTCGGTGGTGACGCCGATCAATATATGCAGGACCGCAACGCCTATATCAAAAACCGTGTCCGTCTCAAAGGTGGAGCGGTTATGCCGTTGTTTCCGGGAGACAAACTGTCGTCATTTGCGCCGTCGCGTCCGGCAGATGGTTTCGCGCCTTTTGTTGAGGCCATGTCCCGTCATGTGGCGGCGGCGTTGCATATGCCCTACGAGCTTTTGCTCAAAGATTTTAGCAAGACCAATTACTCCAGTGCCAGGGCGGCATTATTGGAAGCCTGGCGGTTTTTCAATGGCCGTCGGCAATGGCTGTCAGCCCATTGGACACAACCTGTTTATGAACTCTGGCTCGAAGAAGTCATCGAGGCCGGGTTGATCGAAGCCCCTGATTTTTACGAACATCGCCGAGCTTATGCCCGATCCCGTTGGATTGGGCCAGGTCGGGGGTGGGTGGATCCGGTCAAAGAAGCAAAGGCTGCTCAGACCCGCATGGATATCGGAGTTTCGACCCTCGAAAACGAATGCGCCGAGCAAGGTCTCGACTGGGAAGAAGTTCTGGAACAGCGGGCGCGGGAGCGTGAACGCATGACCGAGCTTGGCTTATTGGGTGCGGCAGATGTTGTATCCGGGCAACCGTTTGTGGAGGAAGCACCCGATCAAGAATTAGGTCACGTTAAGGAAGCAAAATCATGAAGTATCCCCGTCTGTGGTCACGCCTCTATAACACGCCGCTGGCCATCGGGTTCGATAAGCTGAGGGTGATCGAAGGTGTTTTTCGCAAGCATCTTGATGAGCCGCTGGCAGCATTAAACCGACCAGATAGCAACGGGCGTTCGTCCTATTCCGTCTCAGGTGGTGGTGTTGCCGTTATTCCTGTGCAGGGCACTTTGGTACAGCGTTCCAGTGGTTTGGATGCGGAAAGTGGGTTGACCAGTTACGCCTCTATCGGCGCACAAATTCGTGAGGCCATGGCTGACACTCAAGTCCGTGCCGTACTCATGGAAATAGATAGTCCCGGCGGTGAAGTCGCGGGGTTGTTTGATTTGGTGGATACCATTTATCAGGCCCGGAGCATTAGACCGGTCTGGGCCATCGCCAACGAAAACGCCTATTCGGCGGCTTATGCCATTGCCAGTGCTGCGGAACGGCTCACGCTGCCACGCTCCGCCGGTGTTGGTTCTATTGGCGTGGTTGCCATGCACATGGATCAGAGCGCCAAGGATGCCAAGCAGGGGTATGTCTACACACCGGTGTTTGCCGGGGATCGCAAAATTGATGGCAGCGAGCATTTTCCGCTGACAGCTGAAGCCAAGTTCTCCCTCCAAGCGGAAGTGGACCGGCTTTATGACCTGTTTGTCTCCACGGTGGCCCGCAATCGAAACATTGATGCAAGTGTCGTCCGCGCCACTGAAGCTGGGTGGCTTAACCCGCAAGAGGCCGTGGCTTCTGGCTTTGTCGACGGCATTGCGACCTTCGCTGAAACCTTATCAGAACTGGAACGACGGGCGGCCCCGTCGGTAACAACAACGGGTGTGCGGGCCGCTGCGCATCGTGCATCACAGACAAGGAATCCAAAAATGGATAACGCACAAGAGGCGGATATGAATGCCGTCCAGGAAATTACCGGCGCTACCGAGCCGGAAAATACATCTATCAATACTGCGGTCAATACGGAAGCGTTGAAGGTGGAAGGCCACAGTGATGGTCGGACGGCGGAGCGCAAACGCATTGCCGCCATTCTGGGAGCTTCCGAGGCAGAAGGCCGTGCCGATTTGGCCCGGTCTCTCGCCACAGAAACCGACCTGGACGCGACAAGTGCCATCAAGGTTCTGTCCTCAGCACCTGAACAGCCGAAAACTGGTGGCCTGCTGAATGCTGCCATGGCCAATGTCGACAATCCGGTTGTTGGTGCCGATGCCCCGGAAGATGAAGAAGACACTGCCGTCGCGGCCATGACGGCCCGGGCACTTTCGACCCTCGGTCACAAACCCACACCTAATCAAGGAGCCTGATCATGGCGCTACGCGATCCCAATTTTGGCAATGTGGATGCCTTTACTCAAGAGGACCTCATTGCCGGTGACTTTCCCCGTCACACCGATACCGTGATCATCGCCGCCGGTGAAAATTTGACCATGGGGTCTGTGTTGGGTGAGGTCACCGCCGA